AAACACACCTTTATTATTAAATGTTTTGTTCTTATCTCTATGATTATCACCACCAATATAATCGTGGAATACAACCTTAAAGTTCTTTGTAGTTCTTTTCAATATTTCGTCACAATCTATATCATTTAGTTGACCATCAATAAACAGAAAGTCAAAGTTAGCATGATCAGTAGATTTCCACCACTCGTTACTTGTACAATTATATCGTCTTGCATTTAAACCATGATACACGAAAATATCGTCTTTGTCAATGGTATGTAATCTTGCACCACATAATGCTAGAGCTGCGGTAGACTTACCAGTGCCAGTGCCAATCTCTAAAATTTTTGTCGCACCTCTGGATACATCTAATAAAAATCTAAAGTCTTCGTCTGATATCATTTAATCCTAAAGTATTTGTCTGTATCAAATTTTTTAGATAAACCAAATACTACTAACTCTCCTACACCTTTGACATCATGCATAAACTTAGTATGATGCAATGCCATAATATTATTACCTGACAATGTTTTTGAATCCAATATCTTTTCTGGAAAGTTGTGATCATGTAAAGTAACAGTGAGTTCACCTCTTGGCACCATAAAAATAACTGCGCTTTCTAAAGTACCTGGATCAATGTGTGGTCCTTGTAAATCTACAAACCCCTCATAGTAATCCCATACACCCATGTATGGAAACTCATCGTCAAACATTGTCTCTAATTCTTTTCTCATCTCAGCTGTATATTCGCTAAAATCTTCTCTCTTTTCATAGATATTCCACCACGTTCCATCTGACGTTTGTTTATTCTCATCGATAAACTTTGGTAGATTAAATTTTTCTATGTTATATTCTTGTACCGTACACCAATTATACATTTGCAAAATACTCCTCAGGAACCATATCCTTATCTGCCCCAAAAACTAAAAGATCACCTTGACCTTCTACTGAATGAGGATACACTGTGTTATTCAATGCAATGAGACCTTCTATATCAATCGTTTCAACAATCTTAGAATTTTCTTCATCTTTTTCATGTAAATGTAATTTAAAATTACCAGAGATTTTGGCAACTACTGAACCAGTGTGTTCACCACCAGCATCTGTATGAATAGGACAATGAGTAAACTTCTCATCAAATCTCCATATACAATCGACAGGAGATTCATCTTCAAGTTTTAATCCAGTTGTTTCTGTGATTGATTTTTTAAGACTACGAATGTTTTGTAATACTGCATAATCAACAACATCAAACAATCGTTTTCTTTTTTCTCCTAATGGTGGAATAGTCCACATCTTAGAATTTGCCACTGACTTGTAAGTCCAGAAAGGTTCGTGGTCAAACTGTTCAGTATATTCATTACACATTACTTTCAAGTCGTCTTTCATATTATAATCAAATTTTTTATACCACAACATAATACTATTTATTTGAGTTCTACGTTATGTATTTCGTAGTTAAATTGTTCTTCGTTGTATATCTCAACTCTTTTGGCGAAGTGATCTAGTGTGAAATTTTTATAAGAGCCGATAGAAAGGTCATCAGCGATATCATAAACTGTAGCGCTTTGTTTTTGTTCTCCAAGTCTTAACCCACGACCTATAGATTGTAATATTCTTATAGGGCTTTTGCTAGGGCTACTAAAAATAATGTTGTGTAGATTACGAATATTGATACCAGTGCTGAACGTCCCATAAGAAGCGACAATAATCGTGTTGTCCAACTTTTCGGTAATTGCTCGTATTCTTTCTCTGTCACTTGTCTCTGTTCCTCCATAAACAAAAAATACCTTTCTTCCATCATTTGCTTTTTCAACAATCTCATCGTAGAGAGGTTTACCATGCTTTTCTACGTACTGAAAAAGAATAAGAGTATTGCCAGTACAGGTACTGAGAGCGAGATTGCGAATAAAGTTGTTTCGTACTCGTTTCCCAACAATGTGCTCCATTTCTTCCAGATACGTTGCGCCTTTGATTTGCCGTCTATCTTTTTCATTGTGTTTTAAAACCAAACATTTAATTGTTAATTTACTTAATTGATTTTTGTCAATCAGTTTCTTAGTAGAAGTAGCACGATAGACAGTTCCAAAAAGACCTTCTAACACTAACTTATGCGTTTTAGTACCGTCAAGGGTACCAGTCGTACCAATACGATACTTCGCATTATTCAAAGCAGTCATTATAGTCGTCAATGACTTTGCCTTGAAGTTGTGTGCCTCGTCACCGATCACACAGTCAAATTGTTGGAAATAGTCTTTATCTAGTGTCGCCAGACTTTGCCAAGTTGAGATTACTACATCTTTAACAACGTCTTTATCATAACCGTGATAAATTCTATGACAGTATTTATCAACTTCCCAGCCGTAATCTGCAAAATCAGAATACATTTGTTCAACTAAACTTGTTGTCGGTACAATGATTAGAGTTTTACGATTTGCCATTTGATGAAATCGAACAATCGAATATATGATTAATGATTTACCAGAGGCAGTCGGCGATAGTAATAATAGTTTGTGTCTCTTTAAACACTGATAGATTGCTTGTATTTGATAATCTCTTATCTCAATATCTTTACCTTGTGACTGTGGTTTCAGAGACTTACAGAAACCCTCAACGTCTTTCATATCAATTTTAGTAGAAGAATATACATCTTTACCTTGTACAACTTCTAGTTCATTCTGTTCAGCAAACTTGTGAATATATGCAAGTAATCCACCATAGACTTTACCAGTCTTTTTGTTGTATAGACGTATCTTTCCATCCCATACCCTATTACGATATGCTGGAGAAAAACGAGCCCCAGGTACCTCAAAAGTAAAAAACTCTGAGAGTTCTGCAGCTATATGAGGTTCACATCTTACTTTGATGTAAACTTCATCAACTTTTTCTATACTGAGCCTTGAGTGAATTTCTTCCATTCGATTGCGTTCTTTATATTAAATGTTCGATTGTTGATGTTTCGTATAACACCTTCAATATAATTAATGATCGTTCTAAGATAAACAACTTTTTGAGATTGTTTGATTAACTCAGGATCTGCCTTAATATACTTATCGACATCTTGTCTTAATACTTTGATGTCAAATGGTTTCTCTTTGTAGACACTTTCTGGTGCCTTACCAGTATAATACTCCCATTTATCTTTTGCAAGTACATCGTAATCATCTTCCGCTTTCTTTAGAAGTAGTGAAAATTTAGATTGATATTTAAGATACTTTGCATGAATGATTGGAGTACGAACGGATTCCATATCCAGTTCAGTATCATCAATCTTCAAATCTTTTGATGCTTCTTCTTGTAGTTTTTCTAAATCCATAATCTATACATTATATCAGGAAACACTATAAAAGTCAAGTGGTTTTATAGTATTTTTATAAATTCTTGTTCTCTATCAAAAAACTTATAGTCAATTTTAGTGGGTTCCATTACATCTAAATGATCGAATACTCTCTGAGGTTCAAAATCTTTGCAACTGTACACGTCAAATTGTACTAAAGATGGTGATTTTTCATCCCAAATATGCAACGCAATATGACTAGTTTCGATTACTGCAAACGCAGTAATTCCTCTGTTGCCTTCCATTTTACAATAACTAGCCACTGGTCCATACATTTCTTTCATTTCTATTTTCTTAATCAGACTTCGTAAGAATTTACGAGCCTTCCCTTTATTGATTATAGGCTTGTTGACTTCCGCACGTATTACACAATGTTTATGTTTCATAATTAAGTTTATTTAGTATTATAATTTTTTAAATTCGTAATACTTGTATCCAAATGTTACATCTGCTTTTAGATATGCGACCTCTGTATCTTCTGTTGTGAGTTGTACCGCACTAATTGTTTTAGGAAAGATATCTCTAAATCTTACTTCTAGTGTCGGGTTGTTCTTTGAAGTTAATAATGTTAATGTTGCGTCTGAGTAGATCGCACCATCAGGTGTTGCTGGTAGTGTTTTACCAATCTCTGTTTGTATACCTCTACTTTGAGATAATGGCATCACATCTTTGTTTTCATTTAACAAGTCAGCAAACTGTGTGTGATTTTCAGGAAACGATAATCCTTTTAACCATGCATGTACTGTTCTATAATTTCTGTATTCTTCGTCAATCAAAAATGTCATTGACAAGTCTTCATACGAAAGATCAGAACCAGCGATTGCGATAGTGTTTAGTGGTGTAGGTTGAGTTAATTGATCAACTGCAATACCAGGAATATTTGCAACTTGTAAAAAGAAAGTTACATCTGGTAGTTTTTGTACTTGAAAACGATACTGCGTTGGAGCTGCAAAGTCCAGTTCGTTTCCACCTGGTTGTCTCTCCATTGCTTGTAATGTAGTCTTTGCTGTGATTGTGCTCATATTACTATTTAGTAGGTTTTTTAGGAGGGATTATTACACCCTCTTTGTCTACATCTTCCCACTCTTTTTCTGTTGCTTTTATGATGAGTTTTTGATCTGATTCAGATACCTTATCTTCTTCTTTCATATTATCAATCTTATCCCATAGTTTATCAAAGATATCTACAGATGGTTTCGTACAACCAGTGATTAATAGAATGAGAAATATTTGAATGATTAATAACTTCATACTAGTATTTAGTATTCCGCTAAAAGTAAAAAGGGGCCAATTAAGGCCCCTCTTTGTGGTGTGTGGTTGTGGTAATTCTCAACCAACAATCTTATTACATAATGTTCACAACTTGAACTTTTCTGTAGTAGATGTTAGCGTTCGCAGTACCAGTAGTGTCTGCACCAGAAACCTGAGCAGATGCTTCAGCGAATGGGTTTCTTACTAGACCGTATCTAGTTTTGAATCCAATTTTCGGTTGGAAGCTGTTCTCGCCAACTGCTCTCACCATTTGTAGTGGAACATATGGGCAGTAGAACATACCTGCATCGTAAGGTGAAGTACCTTTGTAACCCACAGTGTAGAACTGTTTAGCAGTTTGGTTAGCTGCATATGGGTCGATGTATACTTTGAATCTACCGTTTAATACACCAGCGAATGTGTTACCAGTGTCATCTACGTTTAGATTGTTGTTTAAAGCAGGTGTGTAGTCAAGTACGCCAGCCATTTGTAAAGCAGAAGCTACGTCTGAAGAACAGATAAGGATATTACCTTTTCCTCTTCTCGTATCTTGAGCAATACTGTTCGCATCTCTTTCAAGTTGGAACATTAAGCCTTTGAACTTCTCTACAGACCATCTACCATTTGAATCAGTATCTAAATCAAAGATACCTGCATTAGTAGTGTTGATCTGAGCACCTTTTTTTGCTTTTGAATAAATTGTTCTGACTACTTCTCTGTTGATCTCAGCTAAGATTTCAGCAGATAGAATGTTTGCTAGTTCAGTCTCAGCATCTAAACCATGGATTGCTTTTAAGTCTTGTGCAAGTTCCATAGTGTATTCTGCTTTAAGAGCTCTTGATCTTGCAGTTACAGTAGTTTTCTCAATTGAGAAAGCCATCTCTGCAAATGCGTTTCCGCTAGCATCACCTAGTGCTTCACCGTAAGCAGTTGTCATACCTTTACCAGTGTTGTATTTTCCTGGTGAAGAATCGTTCAATACTGCTGGGTTAGTACCAGAGTGAATTGTTGATGTAGGGAAACCTGATCCAGATGAACCAGTAGCATTTCTACTTGAAAAGTCTGTGTCAGCCTCGTTAAATAACGCTTCTGTGCCAGATTGAGATGCAAATCTGCTCTTCATTGCGAAGATTAAACCTGTAGGTCCAGTCATTGGCTGTACACCACAGATATCGTATGCAATCAAATTAGGCATAGAACGTCTAACAAGGGAAATTAGAATTGGATCCCAATTCGCAATAGCTGAACCTGTTGCGTTAGTAGGTGCAGCTTCACCAAGAAATGCAGCGTCTTCTTTAAGAGCTTTCTCTTGGTTTTCGAGTATGACAGTTGTTACAGCTCTTCTGTAAGCATCTTTGATCTCAGGAAGATCGGCGTGCTCAAGAACTGGTTGCCACTTCTCTTGTAATGTTTCAGATAAAAACATCGTTCTCTCCTTATTTTCTTTCGTTATAATATTTATAAAAACTTATCATTTAGTAAAGTTTTTTTGTTTTTGTCCTTGAGATTGCGGCTGTATATGCTGACATAGATTCAGACATATCAATCTGTCCGCCCTCGGCGTCATTAGTTTCCGTAACGTTATTCTGAGCTTTTTCTTTCACAAAATAAGATCCTTTTATTGTCTCTAATTTTGCTTTGTAAGAATCAGCATCTTCGTAATCGATACTTTCTACTAAACCTTTAAACTTCTCCTTTTCAGAATCAGCTAGTGAATCTGATACGGATTCAAAAATAGATGCTTTAGTGTTTTCACCTACTTCTTTATTTAAGTCAACGATTTTTGAAGTTGCTTCATTTAACTTCCCTTTAAGTTCTTCGATTTCAGATGCTTGAGCATCTAATAC